TTGAATATTATTCGAACATCCCTGCCTTGCTAATACATTACAACAACTACAACTATGAATAATATCCTTCGTTGATTTTTTCATAGTATATATACTATATACTGCATAGTTATAATATTATAATTACATATGCGTCGTATGATTTAGAACATTTATTTCATTGCTTTAACATAAATGTTCTAAACCAAATATGTACGTTAACCCAATGTCGTAAGGGTTACTGAATTTTACGCGTCATATACTTCGTTCCTTTTTGGGATTGAACAGCACTCATGTGTTTGTCGATGTCAGCTTGATGTTTAGCTATATCCCGTGCCCTTTGGACCGCATTATCTAGTTCCTTTCTACGTTGTCGTTCTTCTATATCTCCATTTCTCTTTCCCTCGCTTCTAATGCCATACATCTATTATATTTTCTCCTATCTATTTCACGCTAAGCACTTCCACTTGCGGAAGGTGAGCCAGTCTCATCATATTTCTTTAGACATTCCTTATAAAATGAACATTGTGTATAGCGCAACCAAGTTGTTATACGTTCTATTGCTGTTGAACCTAGGTAGTTTTGTACGCCTTTGCATTCTACAGTCGGTAATAGTCTTCTTTCTAATTCATCAAAATCAGACCTTTGTATACACTTTTAGTGTCATGGTCTGTTACATCATTATTTCCTATCGCGCATTGTATAATAAATTTTCTTTTTTCGTCAGTTAAGGCACCACCTCTCATAGATTAACTCCTATTTTTGTGGGTTAATTGCTGTATATTTCTCTTACTAACAACGCTCTTGCGTCATATAGTATATGTTATTGGACTGATGTATGTATTTTGAATACGAAAAATACTAAATACTAAATATTAAATATATTTGAATTAATTTTATTACAAATAATTCAAATAATTCAAATATAAAACTACCAATTATAAATAATTATATACCCTAATGAAATTCACAATTATAACCCCCACTACAGGAAATCCTAAATTGGCAAAACTCATCCAGTCTATTAACGCTCAAAATGAAAACGATGATACTCCGCGAACAATAGAACATTATGTCGTTATTGATGGACCCAAATTCACAGCAAAAGCAACAGAGATTCTTAAAGCAAATCCCGCGCGTAATCATGAACGATTTATTTTTCAACTTCCATTTAATACTGCGATTGATATCAATGGTGGTGGTAATTTTTTAGGGCATAGGATATATGCATCTATAGGACAATTGGTTCGCGGTGATTGGATATTGTTAGCAGATGACGATAATTGGTATGACCCTGATCATATTGATAGTTTTATTCAAATCATAAATAAATACCAAACAGCACAAACAGCACAAATACAATGGCTTTACTGTCTGCGTAAAATTGAAAATGAAGCACAAGGCTATGTATGTTGTGACAATTGCGAATCACTAGGTCATCTTAACCCCGTATTTTATAATAATGCCGATAGATTAATTGATACAAATTGTTATTGTATTCGACGCGATTTAATGTTGGCTTGCTCTTTTATATGGAATTTAAAAGGAACAAATGATGCCACAAATCCTGACCGAGTTTTTTCCAAAAAACTAATGATAGAATATCCATATTTTGAGTGTACACAACGATATAGCCTCAACTATTACACGGGAAATCGCAATACAAGTGTGAAATCGGATTTATTTGTTAAAGGCAATCAACTCGTTTTAAAACGATACGGGGATTTTCCGTGGCAACGGCCATTGTTATATATTGCGCATTTTGACCGCCTTCATACAAATATGGTGTTAAAACGCGTCTATGGTGGTAATGACCATACGCAACCTTTACCGTCAGTAGCGTTCCATAAATGGAATCTCAACTTCTTTGATATACTATCTAAGAAATTTTTACTCGTAAGCGCATACGAACAGCCAGAATATGTTGCAGCGCGTTCAAAATTATTGTTCAATATGAGTTCAATGGTTGAATTGCCAATAAAACTAATCGAACGCAGTGATATTGAAAAAATCGTATATACATATGAATCTCCCAATATCCAGCATAAGCAACAATGGGATTTAGCATTTTTATTACCGAAATTTAATACTATTTTAACCTATTGGAAACCAATGATAGATGTCGCCGGATATGTTGAAAATAGTATACGATATTTACCCTATATTGGACGATTTGATATGACAAATCCAAATGATATGTCTTTTATAACAAATAACGGACATGACCATAAAAAAATATGTATTATATCAGAAAATAAGAAATCAAGTGGGGAATATATTGTCAATGGTATAACTATACACTCACAAGAATATTTACGACACGATTATGCTATTGCTCTTGGAAAACGCATTGATTGTTATGGACCTACATGGGAATCAATGAGTGATACTATCAATTATTATTCGACAAAAAATAACGATTGTATCATTGACGTATTAAAAAACTATACATTTTGTCTCATTATTGAGAATTGTAATGCTGATGGGTATGTTAGCACAAAATTATACGATGCCTTTACGGTTGGATGTATCCCATTATATTATGGAAATTCAAATCGTATGATTGGTATTCCCGATGATTGTTTCATTGATTTAAATGAAATGGATATTACACCTGCTCATCTTGTAGAACTAATCGATACTATGAGTATGCACACTGTTAAAGCATATCGTAAAACAATTGAAGAACAACGTTCACATATTTTAGAAAAAGTGAGTATTAACGCTTATACCCAAATTATTGAATCGGTGCTAAGCGTATAGATTTATTAGAGTCTAGTATGAGAACACAATTCAACAATTCAAATAATGTTTCATATTGAGTTCCAGTTGTATCATTTTTTGCTGGAGATACAAAATTATAGGTTTGACAATAATTTCCACCATCATATGTATTTCCACACGAAACATAAAAATAGGGTGACGTTGTATATCGTTGAAAAAATGTGGCAATATATCGTTTTGGTTGCTCATCTAGAACATACATTGTTGAAATGAAAAACCGATGATTGCTATCCCATCCGTATAGTATATTTGTTTTGCGTGTATCAAAATCATTGAACGTTAGATAATCAATATATCCGGTTATTCCATTTCGGCGATCATTCAAAATTTGTCGGGGTGATAATGAAGCCAATTTAGTATAATCGATATATGATTTGAAAAATTCCGGGAAATATTTCTCAATTTGTAATTTTATGAGTTGTTGATGTGTTATTTCACGGGTATGTTTTGAAACGACCGATAAACATTCAAGCGACCGTAAATCACATTTATTTATAATATGTTCCGCAATATCGTCGATTTCTATTACACTTCCAAGTGGCATAATTGATTATTTATTTATATATTTAATGAGTTGAAACCCGAAATTTTCAAATTTTTATATAAAATATATGACAATTAATAATAGATAGATATACATATGACCGATTTGCAGGAACTTGTTACATTAATTGACCAATATTATGATGCTTTGACGCAATATGCGTTTCTCGATAGCAAAGAAGAACGTGATAATAATCCATATTTGATTGAAATTATAAACTATATTATGTTAAATAGTTCTATAGAACACACAATTACAACCAAATTTCATGGTCAATTGACACCATATGAGTATGTTGTTAAAATGCGCGAAATGCTTTCCGATTCATGTGAAGTCACCCGTGAGTCGGTTATTCCTTTAATAAATGTGGATGATGGTTATGATAATGATGATGTAGATAGTTGGACTACCATCGATGATGATGAATATGAAACACAACGCAAAGAAGAAATACACATGATACGTGAATATTACAATACATTAGTAGAACTATTTACAATGGTATAAACGGCGAAAAAATTTGAAGTATATATGATTATTGCTATTATGGTATTACATCCATATCCACACATCATGAATCTATTCATATTATCGTTGCTTCAAAAAGAAATAGCGGAGGCAATGATGGATAAACATGTCAATAAAATTTTATTAGAAGCGGTTCAAATGTTATGTTGTGCGAAACGTCTACTCGAACCAAACGATCCAATCAACGAACAATTGTATAAAATATCGCACAAGAACCACCCTGTATCTGTCTGGTGCAGAACATCGCGGCAAAATTTTGTGTGGGTATTAGAATTAGTTGAAGCACTTCACAATGAATGGCGGTATCGATACAATCACCCAAATACTACTTTCCATAAGTCATATTTGGTTGCATTACTGTTGAAAGAGAATATTCCACTGGAAGAAGTATTTGAAGAAAAGGGACTGACTCCGTTTGCGCTTGCTATGCCAGACGTGTATAAGACATCAAATCCAGTAGAGTCATACAGGAAATATTATATGTCAAATGAAAAACGCCGAATTGCGTCGTGGAACAAAGGGCGTGATAAGCCTGATTGGTATGCGGAATGCGGAATGTTGTTAAGTTATGCTTTATAGTATCTAAATAAATATTTTGTTTTTAGCATAGTTATTGCTTTGTTGAAACAAAATATTTATTGTTGAAACAAAATATTTATTGTTGAAACAAAATATTTATTGTTGTATAAAAATTTATTATAAATATATATTTACGTAAAAGTTTTAAGAACACCGTTAGAATATGCTACCCAAACTGTCCCATTATATATACATATGGTCGTATTATTAGCAGATATGCTACTAGAAGTACTATTTTGTGATAATGTATAACCATTTATTGTATTGTAAATTATACAAAATGTTCCAGATGAAGGAGTAGGGGTTGTTACAAGATTTAAAGTTATTCCCGTTCCAGAAACGATGTGGTTTCCACTATTTATTGTTGTTGTTCCAGCGGATGTATATGACGCAAAATTCAGCGAACTTCCACCAACATTCAATGATGTAAAACTACCGGAGCCATTAACATTTAAACCTGTTAATGTTCCTACACTTGTTATTGATGGCTGAGCTGCAGTTGTAACTGTTGCTGCTGTTGCTGCCGAACCTGTTATACTACCATTAATAGTATTTGTGACTGTCAAACCTGTTAATGTTCCTACACTTGTTATTGATGGCTGAGCTGCAGTTGTAACTGTTGCTGCTGTTGCTGCCGAACCTGTTATACTACCATTAATAGTATTTGTGACTGT